AATATTAGGGTTTGATATACCTGCATAAAACGACTGGGCGTATTCTGTGCCCCCAATATTGCTAAATCCATCAGATGCTCTACCAATATGCGGACTATCGGCTTGCAAAGTGAAGTCTAACTTTGAAGCATTATTAAATTTTGGGTCACGATTAATGCAAGTTGCCACGGCCGCATCCCACCCTACTATCGTACCTGTATATCCATTTGCTGTGAGATTAGCTTCGTTCAGCCAATACACGTCAGCCGCATATCCGTTATCTTGAGGGGTGCCTGTGAATTGGTCTTGGATGGCGTATTTGAGTCCTTCCAAAATAATGAGCCCTTGCATATTATTGTTTCGAAAATGAGAGTTATTGGGGTTGACGGTATAATTAAGTATCGATACTACGTCCGCATAATTATTAACGAAAGATTGGGCATTTGGATAATGCATAAGGCTTCCGATGAAAATAGAATTAGACACAGTTCTGGACATTGTTCCTTCCGATGCATTAATGACTATTGTCCTATTCACAATGCCCCCAATAGAAGCAGAAAAATGACACACGTCGTTATTGCACTCAACAATGCAATTAGTAAAATTCGACTGCATATTACCCCCTATTGTTGAACCAACACGCCCTTTTACATGAATGTGTTCAAATACTACGTGTATTTGGTTATTCAAAGACCCCACCTCTCCATTAATAATAACTTTCCCGTCACCAATGTAATAGCAAATATTGTTGTAAGTCCCTGAAGGCTTTAGATTTTGGGAGTATGCGCCCGAACCAATTACATTTACCACCCCATTTGCATTTCCATGTATGGGAATTGATTTTTTAGGCTCATTTTTATTTGCGCCTGAGTTTGAATCATGTCCTCCTTTGCTAGTAAATCTCGTTCCCGTTATTCTAAAATTATTTGCCATAGCATTCAATTTTTTCAGATTTTACCGCAGCCCATCCCGCTCCGCTTGCAGGTTCTACGTACTCAAACGATTGCTTAATTACAGCATTTCCCACATCGTAACTGTATGATAAAGCACGGAAGAGAGAACTGTTAGGGATGGGTTCTTTTTCGCTTGTTCTGTCACAAGATGCAATCACGTTTTGAATGAAATTCTTAACCTCATTCGATTGACCTTCATATCCTGTTGATTCGTCCCATTGAAGGGTGTCAGTTAACTGTATCATATCTTGCGTATTTCGGTTAAAATTCCTTCTGGCAAATAGCGCATACGTATCAAGTTTTTTGCGCCATTCGTATTATCCCAGTTATCGTATTGGATGTTAAAATCTGCTGAAAATGTAGGCTTGTGCCCTGTTACCCCATCTGCAACAAAACATGCTTCGATCATTGCGCCTGAGTAATGCGTACCTGCTGATTTTGTAAATTCAAAAGTGGCTGTGATTTGGTGCGATTGGATGTATTTGTTTTTGTCGAAAGTCATCACCCCATCAACAAATGCTATTGATTCAGAAAATACGCCTACTTGGTTACCCGTATGTTTCACCTCGTCCGCCCCATCAACATGGTCAGTTAAGTCCTCCTCCACCCTTATCACCGTTTTCTCGCCCTCAGCATCATCCTCAAACTCAATGCCCGCCCCAGCCTTTGCTATGCTGCGGGTTGGTAGGGCGGTGCCGGATTGATCCTCAAAGGTGTGGCCGCCGCCACCGCTGACTTTTTCCCATACGGGGGTGGGGTTGGATGCCTCGGCCTCGAAATCAGTACTCTCGAAAGGTACCGGGCGGGTGAGGCGATAAATAGCATTATTGCGGAGTACGAGTGTCGGGCTGCTTCGGTAGATGCCAGGCTGCCATTCAACAATACTTTTTGTGTATTTTAGCTCCCAGCTCCCAATCCCCGGGGCGAAAGGTTTAACACCTGCCTCGCTGCCCTCGTTATATACATATACGTGACCCCCCTCCTCAACTGTAACGCTGTGCCCGGTGCGCATACCGGTTAATTCTCGGAGCCTTGTGATATTTTGCACCACCCCATTTGCCGTATTTCCGCCTGCCACCTCTACACTTGCCCCCTCGTTCTTCCAATCGGCAGAATCCTCGGGGCTTACACCCTGCGGAATGTCAGTAAGCGCCAGATAGATTTTAAACTCCTGAAATTCTGGATCCGGCGAACTTTCATTTTTGTACGAAATAATACTGCCAGCCTCATAGCCTCCGGCCTTCAGGGGGTCAAATAGCGGTGCATCACCTACGTTTATCGTAGTGCTGCCGCTGTTAACGGTGTCAATTAGCTCGTTTAGCTTGTCCCGAACTGATGCGCCGCTTTCGCCGTTGTATATCGGGTCTATTGCTGCCATCTCAAACTCTCCTTATTGGTTCAAAAATCTTCTTTCCCCTGCTGGGGCTCTTGATATTTTTTTTGTAGTCAGGGTATAGGGAGGCATTTTGACAAAGGTACATATCAATTAGCACGAACTCGTCGTTTGCGATTTGTAAGGCTCCCCTTTCAAGTCGCCTTAACTCGCCTTCGCCAGCGCTCTCTGCCTCTGACCTGCTTTTTTTAACAATCCCTGTAAACGTATCTTTCAAATGCTGCTCCGTTACGTATCTGGCATAAACCATATACGCCAAAACGAAGCGCAGCCCTGCGTGGGTTATCTCTCTCCCGCAATACTCAAGGGTATCGCCCTCGAGTAGAGCAGTATATTTTTCAGGCGCTGCTGTGATGTTAGCAGCCATAACAGGTCCTAACAACCTCCGCAGCTCGCTCCGCACAACCTCGTTGCGGAATTGCGTCCATTCCTCTATGTTGTTGACGCTGCAGGGCTTTACTGCCTGTTGGTGTTCAAAGGATAGTATTTTGTCCATCAAATTAGCTTTAGAGGTGTGATATTCCAATTATCATTGGCCGCAATCAGCTCATTATCGCTGTGCTTAAATACTTCGGCAAACATTCTGCTCAGGTGTGATCTGTCGTCTGCTGTCATTGCGTTGTAAAAGTTGACCGCCTGCACAATTCCCTCGCCCGAAGTAGTCCCCAGCTTGCTTTCGTCGTAATCAATAAGCACGCTCGGCAGGGCCTTATTGGCCTTTCGTATGCGGTTGGCGATGTTATCGTGGTAGCTTTCAAACAGCTTATCGTTAATGTTGCTTTCCACCTTGTCCAGCTTAAAAGCGCCTACGCTGCGGATTTCACCAGTCTCCGGATCAATTTCGTCGCTCATAAGCAGGAACCTATCGCCGTCAGCCCCTTGCATCCCTCTAACCTTCTCTCTCAACTTGTCGGCATCGTCCTCCGAATCAGGCTCCTCCACCCTCATAATATGGCGCAGCATGAAGCCATTGCGCAATTCTCTATTTTGGTAGATAGACAGTTGCCATTCACTATCCGCATCCAGGTACACGCTGTCAAAGGGCGACAATGGGTACAGGTATGAATTGTCAAAAAAGTGAAAATATACCTGCCCGGGATGCTTGCGAATATTCTTATCGCATTGATGCAGAATGGCCTCGGGTGTAGGGTTGAAAAGCGGGTAAGTGCGTATATCCTCCTTCTTAAATTTCTGCCCTTCGTCTTTCGGCCAGTTGTCGTAATAGGCCATTTGCGAAATGTAACCGCTGTCGTCAGGCTTGTAAAAGCGGCAATTTTTAAAGGGCAGCACTTCCGGCATCTTAAACTTAAATTCCCCCGTCGGGCGGACCTTCAGCCATACGCCGTTAAACCTGCTTATTGAAAACGCAGCCTGCCGGAGAATGTCCTTCATTTTTATCTCTTTCCCCCGGATATCCTTGCTTACAACGACATCGTTGATGGCTTCATTTTCAAATCCTAAGCCAGTTAGAAAACGTGCATATATGTCGGCAACGCTCGAGGCGGTTACGCTCCCCTGTATCAGCTTCTCAATAACATTAGGGTAGTCGTTTTTTTCACCAAACTGCATAATGCCCAATGTTGACGGGCTTATCTGCTTGTTAATTTTAGTTATCAACCTGGGATCTACGTCGCCGTTCAGTATTTTCATTGCTGTTTATTTTTTTGATGGCTTCCTTTTTCTCTTTGGCTTTGGCTTCGCTGCTCTCTCTGCTGGCTTCGGTGTCGGTGCTGCTTCGGCTTTCGGTTCTGCCTGTGCGGGTTCGGGCTCGGGAGCTGCTGGCAGCTTGATAAACATATCAGCCTTCAACCACCCCTTTGCCAAGAATTCACGCGCCGTGTCGTCATCCATATTGGCATCGCTATAATGCTTTTGCGCTTTCGCGACAAAGAACACGCCGGGCTTCATTTTGCAAGTTTTTTCTGATAATCCTACTATTTTCTTTCTCATTGCTTCGGATTTTAGTTTTGTATAATAACTCCGGATAGACTTCTCACACCCTCGAGGTTGACCGCCCGCCAGTAAGCAGGTAGAAGCCAATTTTAACAGGTTAAGGGTTAGGCGCGGAGACTTTAGAATAGTCTCCACGCTTTCGCCCATCAATTC